TGTAGTCGCCGTTATGTTGCTCTGTCCAACGGACTTCCCAGACCTGTCGCTTGTCTGACCAGGCGACGCGTGTTGTATCTTTTTGCGCTTGTCCAGCCATTTTATTAAATCGCTATATCGTGTTCGAGCAGGACGACCAGGAAGATATGGCAAGCCTTCATACCGCCTCCACCTAGACACCGTGTCAGGATGATTGTGCAGCAACTTTCCAATGTCGCGGTCAGTCAACCACGGGTCGCTGTCATCAAAAATCACTGAGCGGTCTTCTCACGAATTAACCGCATAACCTCAATCGCCACATCTACGGGCATCAACTTATTAATTCTAAGCAGCGCCTTATCATCATGCCCCGCGACAACGGTCATGTTCATCTCTGGGACCTCGCGCTCAATCGTCGCGGCGGCAATATCTGGCGCTAGTTCTTCTGGCGTCGTTCCTAATGCTTTAGCGATCTTGGCTAAGTTCTTAGGATCTGGGAAACCCCTGGCGGCAAGATAAACAGAAATCCTGTCGCGGTTTCTGGCGGCGTTAACGACCCGCCCTGTCTTGCTGTCAATTTGCTCAATCGTGCCCCAGACCTTGCGGGCGAGATCAGATGGCGACATGCCGCGATCTGCTAGTATCTTATGCAAACGGCGGGCGAAATCCTCATGCACTAGCCGTTCTTCACTGGTTTGACCCGCCGCGGGCGGCATCCTTCTCCTGGGACTGCGAGACATATCGTTATACCTCCTGGACCTCTAAAGACAACTGTCCCTTGTCATACACTGTATAGAGGACAGTGCAAGACTTGTTCACAAAATAGTGGTTAATAATATTTAATGTGCAGATACCATGCGTATATCTACTTAGACGCTTGACGGAACTGCAAATCAGCGGCATTACTGTCTTTCTTTACGTTAATCAAGACAGTAGGACAGCCGCGGCAATGGTAACGGACGCCCATTGGGATTTAGGTAAATTAATCACAGACTTAGGCGGCGCGGACCGTGTGCGCTCTTTGCTGTTGGCCCAAAACATGCGGGTTCCTTCCCTCCGCACGCTCTATTACTGGCAGTCAGAAGAGAGATCCCCTGCTAACGGGATAGCGCTCGTTATGGCTTTGGCGCGCCGTTTAGACAAGGAATTTGATCCTTTGCGGTATCTAAATACCTCATTTGTTGGGACTGTTGCTAATGGCGAGTAACAAGGCAGACATTGTCATTGGCGTGGACCCTGGCTCCATATCCGCGGCTTACGCCATTGTTGTGCGCGGTCCTTCTCGCGCGGCCTTTGTCGCAGACATGCCCGTCGCCGCAAAGATGATCCAAGCAACCGCCTGGGCGCAGACACTCAAAGAGCATCTTAAACCTTTTGGAACAGTGGACGCCGTTGTCGAGCTTGTGAACGCGATGCCCAAGCAGGGCGTGAGTTCAAGTTTTAATTTTGGCAAGGGCTGCGGCATGATCGAAGGCGTTTTAGCAGCGCTTGAAATCAGAACGCATCTTGTATCGCCTCTACGTTGGAAGCGCGCGTTAAATTTATCAAGTGACGCTGACGCGTCACGCGATCTTGCTTCACGTCTTTATCCAGACGTTGCGAAATTTCTCACAAAGAAACGCGATCACAACAAAGCAGAAGCTTTGCTTCTCGCGCATTGGTTCCTGTCAACGCAAGTGGGGCAGAACGATGTCTAACAGCGAATACATTTGTCGCGTCGTCTACGCGATCTTTCTCTTGATGATTATCCTTTCCGGCGGCTTCATTTTTCTTTGTGCGGTGTTGCGATGAAAGACAGCGAAATATCAAATAAAAAAGGAAAAGTATTTCCTAAACCAAAACCTCTCGTCATTGAAAAAGTATCAACAATACTTGTGAAACAATGTGAGAGCCGCAGCGGACAGATACATGGGCACGGTATGCGCCAAGTTGTCATGTCACTGCCACGTGTTCGTTGGTTAGAGCGCCCAGATGTCTCTTTTTAGTTATCAGCGACAGACAGTTGATTGGCTATGCCAGGACAAGACACCGCGCTACGTCGCGCATGAACCTGGTCTAGGCAAGACATACACGTCTATTGCATATGCTGACGTTGTTAATGCGCAGCGCATCCTTGTGATTGCGCCCGCGCATGGACGCGAGAACTGGCGGCGTGAGTTTGAGTTAAGACAAACACGCGTGCGGGATCTTTATATAATACGCACAGCAAACGATACCTTTCCTATTACTGGACCTGCGGTCGTAATAATCTCTTACGACGCTGTTTCACGTTCGGGCTATGCAATTCGTGACGCGCTGCGCGACCCGCGGACGAAGTGGGATTTATTAATCTTAGACGAAGCGCACATGCTTGGACGCGACAGCGAACGCACGCGCTTTGTATTGAACCCGCACAGCGGGCTGCACAGACAGGCAACCTACACCCTCCCCCTGTCTGGCACACCCGCGACCAAGAGCGTTTCTGAGTTGTATCCAATCATGCGGGCTTTGTGGCCTGAGATGGTCGAAGGACTGTCTTGGCAGGGGTTTGAAGACAAATACTGTCGTGTCAACATTTTCCAGGCGGGAAAAAATTACCGACCCATCAGACAGATCCAGGGGACAAAACCTGAGAAGGTTTCTGTGATCCGGCGAATGCTTACACCCGTTATGTCCATCTTGAAGACAGACGATGTAATCAAAGAAATCCCGCCTTTGCGCGTTTCTAATTACCCGTTGATGATGTCTGACCTAGAAAAAAAGTGCAGAGCAACAACATTATTAAAACAAATGGACGCTAGGCTTTCCGCGGTTTTTGATAAAGGAGGCGACTTTTTAAGCAATCTTGCGCAAGCGCAGTTAGCATTTGCAACAGAGCGCCGCGCAATCGGAATGGCGAAAGCGCCGTGGGTCGCGCAACTTGTTAATGAAGAGTTAACATCGGACCTAAACAGAAAAATAGTTATTTTTGCTATCCACAGGGGCGTGTTAGATTCTTTGTGTCACATTCTTGACATACTTGGCGTTGTGCGCGTTGATGGTGGTGTTACGGCGAGTAAGAAACAACAGGCGCAGGACAGTTTCCAAAATGATCCACGCGTTCGAGTTTTCGTAGGTCAGGTTCAGGCGGCAAGCACAAATCTGACACTTACTGCGGCCCACGATGTTGTCTTAGCAGAAGCATCCTGGAACCCAGGCGATAATTACCAGGCTATCCGACGTTGTAGACGCATCGGCCAGACGCGACCTGTCTTGGCGAGATACATCTCTATGTCTGGAGCAGACGACAGAATAAATCGAGTTCTAGCCGAGAGGTCGATGGAACTGGATACACTTTTTGCGACTGGGGGCGCACATGAAACAACAAGTTAAATTAAGTTATACGCACGACTTTACTGAGGCTAAACCCGCAGTTCATGTCGAGATAGTCGCAGACGATCATGCGCAAGCATTAGATAGTTTAATTTCTCTTGCAAAAAGCTTTGGCGGTGATCCTCCGTGGCGCGCTAAGGTTTCATTATCAAAATTAGCGAAGGCTGTTACTAAAGCTGATGTTAAAAAAGATGCGTCATTGGCGAATGATTACGCGCGCGACGAAGCGCTTAAACTTTTAGTTAAAACATATTCGCATCCTGAGACACGCGATGAGACACGCGGTCTTTTGGATAAATACGGTATCACCAAGTTCGGTGACATTTCCCTAGACCGCGCCCATGAACTTTTGAAGGATGCGCAGCGCATCCATCAAAATTGGGGGGGGGGGGGGGGGGGTAAAGATGGTTGATTATACTCCCTCACACCAAGAGCGCGCTCACGCGAAGCTATCTGCAAGCGGCGCATATATTTGGTTGAATTGCACGATGTCGCCATCTCTTTCCGTTGGCGTGCCGCGTAAATCAAACAAGTATGCAGACGAAGGAACGCTGGCGCATGAATATGCGCAGTGGCGTCTTGCGCAGCTAGGTATTGGTAAAAGCAGCGCTGTAGTAAACGTGTCGCCAGAAGTAAAAGATTTGTTTGAGACTAATCTTGGCGTCTATCTGGACTATGTCGAGAGCTTGGCAAAACAAACAGACTTGTATGCTGTCGAGAAACGTGTCTCGCTGTCGCGTCTATGGGAAAACGATAGACAGAAGCCGCCAGAAGTTATGTTTGGGACGTCCGATTTTGTCGCATTAACGCCAGACAAGATCCTTCACGTAGTAGACTTAAAGTTTGGCGCTGGCGTCGCAGTAGATCCAAAAGATAATTCGCAAGGGTTGTATTATGCTTTGGGGACATATCTCACCCTGCCCCAGAATATTAATCCGCCGGACACAATCAGAATTACGATTGTGCAGCCGCGCGCGAAACACACAGACGGCCCGATAAGACATTGGGACGTAGCGACCGTGGACATGCTTGATTGGGCATATTCAGTCTTGAAACCCACAGTCGAACTCATTGCCGAAAACGACAAGACAAAACTGTCTATCGTGGAGGGCAAACACTGCCGTTGGTGTCCAGCGGCGTCGGGAAACTGTCCCGAAAAGAGAAAGACAAAGGCGACATTAGCTAAAGCTGCCTTTGTCGATTGATCCAAAATTTTGACACTAGGAGATTAGGATATGGGTCAGAACATCAAAACGGCGGTAGGCGTTCTTTCTTTTGCTAACTTGTTTGAGCCGCGCGCTGCCGTCCCCGGCGGCGATGAGCGCTTCTCTACAAATCTTGTTTTCGACCAGGCGGCGCAAGACACGCCCGAATACAAGGCGTTAGTCGCAGCTATCGCAGCGGAAGCTAAAGAATTTTTTGGTGGTAAAGTTCCTACTGGCATTCGCAACCCAATACGCGACGCTAGTGAGAAAGATTATACTGGTTACGGACCAGGAAAAACTTACATTTCTGCATGGACAAAGACACGTCCAGGAATTGTAGGTCCAAACCCAACCTGTGAAGAGATTGTAGAAGCTGACCGCGTATTTGCGGGACAGCGCGCACGTCTAGTTGTTCGCGCCTTTGGCTACAACAACAGAGGCAATAAGGGG